ACCATTTTGGTCTAATTACTTATGGATTAAACCTGCTAGTGAACGTAAAAAAGAGGTGGCATAATATGAATAGTAACTATAAATCAGCAGTACATAGAATAAATAACGCTAATAATAGCGGTGATTTAGAGCAGTTAATAAACAGTTTTACTAATTTATATAATTTAGGTATATTGACTGAGTCAGAATATCAACGCTTAGATATTAAAATAGTGGATAAACTTATAGCAATAGGGGAGTAAGCACCATATAACGCCTTAGATTGTCCTGTAAGGCGTTATCTAGTGTTTATTAGTAGGATAGTATAGGTTAGCCGTAAAATGGCTTAAAATTGATTATATGAGGTTTTTATTATGGAATTACAATATAATGCCGATTGGCAAACTAAAGCGCGTGGTTCTAATGATAGCGAATATCAGCTATACTTAGAGTTAGCAGACAATGGCGGGGGCTTAGATATTACTACTGGTAAGCCTTTAAAAACTTATGACGAATGGATTAACAGTTAATACAGGGGTTTATTATGAATTATAATGCTGAAAGGTATCTTGCCTTAAAAAGGTATGAATTAGAAGTTAAGCGCGATAAAATCCGCGCGGTGTTATTTAATCTAACGATTGGCGGTTATGCGGTGCTATTAGCCGTTCAAGTAATCAGGGGGTTGTAATGAGTTATTCAGAGTACAGAAATAAGCTAAGAAAGCTATCAGCTAAGTACAATGAAGCCTACAAGCGATACGGTTGGGGTGCTGATACCACTAGAAAGCTGAGACAGCAGAAAATAGACTTGAGGGCTAAGTACGCGGTACATAGCTTTGATTATGCTGTTGAGACTTTAACCAGTAAGGGGATATTATAATGGTTAGATTATGGCGTGTCTGGGCGAAAGCACTGGGCGAGAAGTCGGGTGCTAGTAACCGCGAGGCTGATTACATTGCGATTGTGCGTAGTGTAATCGTGGGGTTGAATTTTGTTACCTGTTTGTTTATAATTGCAGGTGTCATTCATAATTGGTAAACTATTAGAGGATTTAAGATGAACAAAATTAATGTTAATATATTATTAGAAATTGCGGATTACTCACTGGCTACCTTTGATGGTATCTCAGATACTGAAACGGTGGGAAGCGGTGAGCAGAGAACCTGTGCAGAATACATATTGAATAAGTACGGAATACAAGACCTGAACGCTGAAGAATGGCAATTGTGTCTTGAAGCGGTCGGTACTGGTATCAATGATGCTCAAGAGTGTTGGAAAACTAACAGCGACTATAGAGAGGTTTAAAATGAACGTGTTTTTAGCGGTATTGATTCCATTTGCTATTGTAGGTTTTATATGCTTACCACTGGCAATATTTATGGCAAATAAAACAGAATACAAACAGGAGAATAAGCAATGAGTAAAGATTTAGATATAGTAGTTTGGAACATGACGTTTGCCAAAATAGATGATGATGGCAATCCTGAGTTAAATGCTGACGGTACTGTTAAAGAGTATTATGTTGAGGATTATGACTGTAGCTATTTAGCTGATGGTTTAGATGATGATGACTTAACAGAGGTGCAAAGCTAATGAGTAAAGATTACAGAGAACAGGCACAGCTTGAAGATATAGCTGACAGGGCTTATAATATGTACCAGTACTTTAAGGAGTTAACAAGCTATGAGCGCGGGGAATATGACTGTATACACGGTTATCCCGCTATGGAGGCTGAGGATAATGATTACTATGACGGGTACGCTAAGGCGTATGAATACTTACAGATGATGGGAGCGGACAAATGAGTAGAGAATATTGCAGGGTAGACGATGACCCTAGTTATGATTACAGCGATTACGAGGAGCAAAAAGGCTATTACGAACCATACAAGGAGGCAGAAGAACCAGACTATGACCCTATAGATAAAGTAGAGATGAGAGAACGCATAAAGGAAGTTAAACAACGTAGAGGAATTACAGATGATTAATACAATACTATTTAACAGGCTATTTACAGTGGAACTACGCAACGGGGTCGGAATAGACTTGGAGTTTGTTGATAGTCGACCTGTATGGACGTATAACAGCGAGACTGAAGAACACAGCACAATGCCCTTTGAGGGAGTAGTATTGATGCTACCGTTCCTTGTGATTACCTACGGCAGACCATACAAGGAGATTGATTTATGAATGTTTTAAGTTTATTTGATGGTATGAGTTGCGGTAGAATAGCACTTGAAAGAGCAGGGATTAAAGTAGATAAATACTTTGCATCTGAGGTGGATAAATATGCCATACAGGTAGCAAAGAAAAACTACCCTGATACTATCCACATGGGCGATGTTCAGGAGATAATGTACCCTGAATCATTTGATGGTCATAAGATTGACCTGGTGATTGGTGGCTCGCCTTGTCAGGGATTTAGCTTTGCAGGGAAAAATCTTAACTTTGATGACCCTCGCTCAAAGCTATTCTTTGAGTACGCTAGACTAGTTAAAGAGTGCAAGCCTAAATATTTTCTTCTGGAAAATGTACGAATGAAACAAGAATCTCAAGACGTAATTAGTGAGATATTGGGAGTTAAACCCATAGCAATTAATTCTAGCTTGGTGTCAGCACAGAATAGAAATAGACTATATTGGACTAACATACCTGTTCTTTCTTTGCCTGATGATAAAAGGATATTATTACAAGATATACTAGAACATAATACAGATAGTAAATATCAGCTATCAGAAAAGGCTATCAAATATGTTACCGACAAAAAAAGACTGGAAAAGAAGTTTACTGAAATCAATGGACAAAAATCACTATCGCTTATGGCTCAATATGACCAGTCAAAGAATGGGACTTTTCTGTGTGTAGATGCCAATGGAAGGTACTCTAACAAAAAGACAGGGGCGATTACAAGTAGATACCATAAAGGAGTAGAAAATTATGGAAGCAACCCATTTATTGCGGAGTATTTTGACAAATTTCTGGCGGGTGATAGTTTGTTAAAAAATTATGAAGGGAGTAATCAGTTAAACCCAAACTACAAAAGCCAAGCAAACACAATACACAAGTCAGAAGGAAAGTGTGGTACACTCTGTGCAGGGACACAAGGATATTCAAACGGATATGTTAAACACACAGATTTCATAATAAGAAAATTAACACCAATAGAATGTGAACGCCTACAAACTGTGCCAGACAACTATACAGAAGGTGTGTCAAACACACAGAGATACAAGATGTTAGGTAATGGTTGGACAGTAGATGTAATAGCACATATATTCAAAGAAATAAAAAAAGGAGATTGATTGTGAGCAGATGTAAAGCCTGTGACGTTATACTAACTGAGGCAGAGTTACGCAAGAAAGACAGAGTGACGGACGAATTTATTGACCTATGTTCAGATTGCCACACGGCATCTGACGAGGCGATAGAGGAGAACTGGTCAACGACAGATGAACGTGATATAATAAGGAGTAACAATTAATTTATAGATATAGTTGCAACAGCAAGTGATACATGATATAATATACTTAGATACTTTAGTTTTTAACATTAAAGATAAATCCTAAAGTATTCTTAAGTAATCTTTTTTAACTTTATAAGGTAAATTACTATGGCAGTATTAGAAGGAAATGTAGCGTTCGCTAACCTTGACGAACATGAAGAATATCAGGGTCAATCAACTGGGAAATACTCATTGGTATTGTCGCTAGAACCTGCTGACGCAGATACACTAGCCAACAAGGGTGTCAAGCTACGCGAGTATGAAGGTACTCCACAGCGTAAGTTTAGCACTAAGTATGAAGTGCCAATGTTTGATGCAGATGGTAATGAGTTTAGTGGTCGATTGACCAGAGGCTCAAAGGTTCGGGTCAAGTACGCAGAGGGTAAACCTCACCCCGTACATGGTACGTCAACCTACCTGTCAGCAATCAAGGTCATTGAACTAGCCGAAGCTACCGAAGGTGGCGGTGATTTCTAATGACTGACTCTCACTTTGTCAGACATGAGCCATGCCCTTCGTGTGGCTCAAAGAACAACTTGGCGAGGTACTCCGATGGTCATGCCGTCTGCTTTACAGGCGGTTGTGACCACTACGAGAGAGGTGATGGTCAAGTTATTGAGAGTAAACCTAAAGCGAACAGGACATTAGAGATGACAGGTGTTATAGCATCAATCCCAGATAGACGTATCACAGAGGCAACTTGTAAGAAGTTTGGTGTCACTGTTGAGTACGATACAGCAGGGAAGATAAGCAAGCACCACTACCCATACTTTGACAAGGACACAGGCGCACAGACAGGGAACAAGTCACGCATCGTAGAGAACAAAGCATTCTATGCTAGTGGCACGTTCGACAACGTAGGTCTGTTTGGTCAGCAAGCATTCAAAGGTGGTGGTAAATACATAACAGTAGTAGAAGGAGAAGCTGACGCACTAGCAGTATCGGAGATGTTTGACGGCAAATGGGCTGTCGTATCTATTCGGTCAGGTGCATCAGGCGCAGTCAAAGACATCAAGGCAAACTTGGAATGGCTTGAGTCATTTGAGAATGTGGTCATCTGTTTCGACAGTGACACAGCGGGTCAGGAAGCATCTCGCTCGGTGTTGGATTTGTTTACACCTAACAAAGCGAAGAACGTAAAGTTACCTGCAAAGGACGCAGGTGAAATGCTGAAGGAACGTAACGTGCAGGGGTTCATCAAGGAATGGTGGAATGCAAAGACGTATCAACCTGACGGCATCATCTCAGGACTTGATACTTGGGAGTCGATTGTGGCACAGGAAGAAGTCAAGTCGATACCATATCCGTGGACTTGTCTCAACGACCTGACCTATGGTTTCAGGGAACGAGAACTTGTAACCATCACTAGTGGTTCTGGTATGGGTAAATCACAGATTGTCAGAGAGTTGGAACACTACTTACTAGGTGCAACAGATGACAACATTGGCATACTCGCATTGGAAGAAGACATACCTAAGACTGCTCTAGGGATTATGAGCATTGAGGCTAACCAGACTCTACATCTGAGCCGAGAGTTTGACAGGGAAACCAAGAAAGTCTTTTGGGACAAGACGTTAGGTACAGGACGTATCTTTATGTTTGACCATTGGGGTTCAACCAATGAGGATAACTTACTAAGTCGCATTAGGTATATGGCGAAAGGTCTTGATTGTAAATGGATTATTCTTGACCACTTGAGTATTGTTGTGAGTGACCAAGAGAATGGTGACGAGCGTAAAGCCATTGACGGCATTATGACTAAGCTACGACAGTTAGTACAGGAGACAGGCGTTGGTTTGTTTTTAGTGTCACACCTACGCAGACCATCAGGCAAAGCACACGAAGATGGTGGACAGATTAGCCTAGCAGAGTTACGTGGCTCGGCATCTATCGCACAGCTATCCGACATGGTGATTGGTTTGGAACGTGACCAACAGAATCAAGATGCACAGGTAAGGAATACCACTACAGTACGGATACTTAAGAACCGATACGCAGGACTTACAGGGGCGGCTTGCTACCTCTACTATGATAAAGATACTGGTCGTATGATTGAAACTACATGTCCAGTTAATGATGACAATCAGGAGTTCTAGTGAAGCAGATAGTTTTTGATATAGAAGCTAACGGTCTACAGCCTACAAAGGTCTGGGTAATCGTTGCTTGTGACCTATCAAACCAAGAGACAGTTGTGTTCTCTGGTGATACGTTACAGGACTTCAATGCTTATATCAAAGATGCTGAGGTCATCGGTCATAACATCATTGGCTATGACGTACCAGTTCTTGAACGCTTACTAGGCACAGACTTTAGCAGTTGTAAGATTACAGATACACTAGTATTATCACGACTCACTGACCCATCACGGGAAGGTGGTCACTCATTAGATAACTGGGGACAGCGTCTAGGTTTCCCGAAAGGAGAACACAGTGATTGGAATACATTTTCTCAGGATATGGTGGACTATTGCAAGCAAGATGTACTGGTTAATGTCAAAGTGTACAACGCGCTACGAAGTGTATTGGCAGGTTTTGGAAGCGAGAGCATTAGCCTTGAGCATCAAGTACAAAGCATTATCACAAAACAAACGGACAACGGTTGGCTACTAGACCAAGAACACGCTTTTGTTTTACTTGCTAAACTTAAGGAAAAGAAGTACGACCTTGAAGATAAGGTACATGAAACATTTAAACCGTTACCTACATTCATTAAGGAGATAACACCCAAGTACAAGAAGGACGGTACGATGTCCGTTGTTGGTCTTAAGTTTCTAGGGGACAGTTGGTCAGACTATATAGCACCATTTAGTCGCGTTGATTACCCAGAGTTTAACTTAGGCTCAAGACAGCAGATAGGTAGATACTTACAATACTTTGGTTGGAAGCCTAAGAAGTTTACAGAGAAGGGTCAAGCCATTGTTGATGAATCTATCTTATCTAAGGTAACTAATATACCAGAAGCTAATATGATTGCTGAGTACCTAATGGTTCAGAAGCGTATAGCACAGGTACAGTCATGGTTAGATGCTGTTGAGGACGATGATAGGGTACATGGATATGTAAACGCTAACGGTGCGGTAACGGGACGTATGACACACTCTAGTCCCAACGTAGCACAAGTGCCTAGTTCGGGCGCACCATACGGAGCAGATTGTAGAGCCTGTTGGACATCCCCAAAAGGCTACAAGATTGTCGGTATGGACGCATCGGGACTTGAGTTACGAATGCTTGCACACTACATGAACGATGAGGCATATACAAATGAAATACTCACTGGAGACATTCATACAGCAAATCAGCTTGCTAGCGGTGTTGACACAAGAAGTCAAGCAAAGACTTTCATATATGCGTTCCTTTATGGAGCAGGAGACGCTAAAATCGGAAGTATCGTTGGAGGAAATGCTGTTGATGGTAGACGACTTAAGGCGAAGTTCCTCAGCAACACGCCATCTCTTAGAGACTTACGAGAAAGAGTTGGTGTATCAGCTTCAAGAGGCTACGTTTTTGGACTGGATAGGAGACGAGTCTACGTACGCTCAGAACACTCAGCATTAAACACACTGTTACAATCGGCAGGTGCTATCGTTATGAAGAAGGCATTATGTTTGCTTGACGAATACGCTAGTACTTGGAACTTAGACTACAAATTTATAGGAAATATACATGATGAAATTCAAACAGAGGTTAAAGAAGATGAAGCAGATGTTTTTGGACGGCTTGCGGTTTCCTGTATTGAAGCCGCAGGTATCCACTACAAACTTAACTGCCCCCTCGCGGGCGAATATCAGGTTGGTGACAACTGGTCAGAAACCCACTAGGAGTGATGGTATGAAAACTAGACAAGAACAGATGGAAGAAGAAGCGTTAGCGTATCACAAGAAGAACCTAGAAGTTTGGGATAAGTTTGAAGAGTTTGCTTTTGACCGCATACAAAAAGGTTTTAAAAGTTTCTCGGCAAGTGCAATCATTCAACGCATACGTTGGGACTACACCGATATTGGTGGTCGTGGTGAAGTGTTATTTAAAATACCCAACGCTCATGCCGCTTTTTATGCTCGTTGGTTTATGAAGAAGTATCCTGAACACGAAGGTTTCTTTAGAACGTGTGTTCAGAAGAGTGCATTCAGACCTGCGAAGGCATCATAATGAAGCCCTGTAAAGCAGATAGAAAGAAGTTTGACTTGGATTTGGCTTATGGCTCTGTCAGGGAGGACAGGGTCGCTGAGATGCTACAGGACAAAAAGATAGAGGTTAAGTCTGAGAAAGACTTGTGGCAGAAGACAGGCAACATCTGCATCGAGTATGAGTCTTGGGGCAAGCCATCAGGTATTGAATCAACTGAGTCAGACTATTGGTTTCACAACCTCTGTATTGGTGATGATGAATATTGTACATTAGTATTCAAGACACCAGTACTAAAGAAGATTGTGAGTAAACTAGATACGTTCAGAACGGTATCAGGAGGCGACCACAACGCAAGCCGTATGCACTTGGTCAACTTACGTAAGCTATTTTCAAGCGATGTCATTAAGGCATTCAAGGATATAGAAGATGAGTAAAACAATACATACATTAGTAGATGACATATACCGACTGATGGAGACAAAAGAGGCAGAGGAAGCTGTAGACGTAGAAGCTGAGATTGAACTGTTCGGTGAGAACATGAAGACTCTAATGCGTACAGAGTTCGGACGTAAGCGTACAGCGGATAAACGAACATTGCGCCTGTCAAACATTGGTCGTGACGATAGGGTCTTATGGAATGTTGTTAACGGTACTGAGAAGGAAGAGATTAAACCTGCTACCTACATCAAGTTTATGTACGGTCACTTGATAGAAGAGATGTTATTGTTTATGACACGCATGGCAGGACACGAAGTATCAGATGAGCAACGTGTATGTGAAGTAGAGGGTATCAAGGGACACATGGACTGTAAGATTGACGGGCTTGTAGTGGACGTTAAGTCAGCCAGTTCCTTCGGGTTCAAGAAGTTCAAGGACGGTACACTGGCTATGGACGATGCCTTTGGTTATGTTGACCAGATTAAAGCATACGCTCATGCCTGTGGTGAGACTGAGTTCGGTTGGTTAGCTATGGATAAAGCCAATGGTCATCTCGCGGTACTTAAGTACGACCTAGAGGATACCCAAGCCCCTATACACGAACACATCAAGGGAGACATTAGAGAGCGTATAAAGCACGTTAAGGAGATGGTTAAGGGAGATGAGCCTACTGAGTTATGTACCAAGACAGTACCAGATGGTAAGTCGGGTAACATGAAGCTAGGCATCAAGTGTTCCTACTGTCAGTACAAGAAGCATTGCTATCCAGAACTGAGAGCCTTTGCCTATTCGTATGGTCCGAAGTTCCTTAGCGAAGTAGTCAACGAGCCTAGAGTACAGGAGATTAACCTTGAGCAAATATAAACCACGGAAGACTAGCGGTAAGTTTAGGTCAGC